ATATACAATATTGGCAGGGTCTACATATTCAACCTTTACGCCTGCACCCGGCAAAAACTCTGTTTTAGCTACACCCATACCTAATACAGTTAAGTCATAATCAATTCTTTTACGAATATCTTGGTAGTGGTTTTCATCAAACATCGTATCAATAGCAGTCTCTTCTGCTATCTCAATTGCAGGCTTGTACTTAAGCTGCATATACAATGCTAGTTCTTCATCCGTTTCAGGTAGTTCTTCTGAATCTACAGTAAACGGATTTACTCCTGTATTTTCTTGTATTTTTTGAAGGAATGGTTTTGCAATCATTTGCCCTTCAATCATTTCTTGAAACTTGCTTCTTTTAGATTGAGATAAAGCATCTTGAGAATATGCCTTAACTTTAAATAATCTATCAGACATTCCGTTAACAACAATGTCAACGAACTTTGGCAATATAGGAACAGGTGTCCAATCTAGGTTTAAGTACGATAAGTCACCATCTACGGCTAACTCATTTTTATATTTTCCTACAGATTGCTCTCCTCGAGCATATAGTCTTAGTCTGTGAAAATCTCCCCATTGGCTGTAAAATCTACATTGTCTCCCATCTTTTTTGAACCACTCATATTGAATGGCTTGACCAATTTGTAATCCAAATTCATCAGTAGCCTTCTCGGCATCTGATACAAATTGACTAGGGAATCCTGTAGATGATATGTTTATTTTAACATCGTTCATCTAATAATTTCGCTAATATTTCCTTTATTGCTATACTTTGCAAAGTTAATCTTTATTTTTGATTGTTTTTTCTCTGACACATATAAGTGCTTCTGTGTAGCCATTATAGCTAACCCTGAACTTATCGAAGCATCAAACTTTGTTCTATTAGTTATATCGAACTTAGCCCAATCCTCAAGTGTTCTAGTAAACGGCATAGAGCCTATATCTTCCGAATCCCTATATGTACCTTCTACATCAAACCCTACATACTTCTCTATATATGACTCAATCGCTGCTGCGTGTGCCTGCTTAACATCCTCACTACTGTTAGGTATGCCACCTAATTCTTTTTCTGTTTTTGATAACTTATTGTATGATTTATCAGGTCTGTTCGTACAAAACCCCCTGTATCCTCTGTTTTTAAAATGATACAACAATCTCGGTTTGTTATTCTCTATAAGTATTGGCATTCCATAAAATACGCAAGCCATCAATACCTCTTCAAAGAATATCTCTGCTGTTTGTGGTCTAGCTACATATTCCAAAAAGAACTCATTACTTGGTGCTTCATCCATATTAAATGCAGTAACCCCGTGTAATGCTCCATTAGAGCCACCACCACCTACTGTGCCCGATATGTCATATGAGTCACAACCAAACGCACCTATATGTTCATTCCCGGGATACTTAATTCCGTTTCTATCAACCACCCTATTCTGTAAGTTCTTATTAGGTGTCCAACTCACATTGAACCTACCACGCTTATCAGGACTAAATACAACCTCGCTATCCTTAACCCCATTCTTCCAATGGAAGCTGCCTCGTGTTATATGATGCTCTTTTATTAATGCATCGTTATAATCTATCTGCTGATATATCTTAGTTAGATTAAATATAGACTGTTTGCTTTCATCCCTAAATGCGTGTGACTCTGTTCGTGGGAACTGACGATAAAATTCATTGAGTGCATCTGCATCGTTCTTTAGTGACGATACTTCATTCTCCCAATAGTCTACAGCACCCTGAAATATCATTTCATTGTCTACGCCTAATACAGATTTAGCAGGTTTCCTAAAAACAGGCATACCAAACCTATCTATAAATCCTTCCATATTCCATTCCATTGGAACAAAAAGTGAATACATACCGCTTTTAGTTTGACCGTTTGAGTTACGGTTTAATACATTAGAGTCGTTGTATAACTTCTTAAAATTATCACCACCCTTATTAAGTGCATTGGATGTAGAGCCCATCATACACTTACCTATAATCTTACTACCTAATCGTAAACAGGTTTTAGTTACTCGCCAATTATTTAGAATATTATTTGGCTTAATCCACTTACCACTTTCATCGTGAACTAGTAATAATAACTTCTCACCATCATAGCTGTTGTCATCTGTATTCTTCCAATCTATTGTGGTATCTAACCCAAACAACTCATCATTGCTTGTGTCGTACATATTCTTCTTTGTAATCTTAGCTGCCGGGATACGAAACGCAAGCTCTGTCTTCGGCTTATCCATACCATCCATAATAGGTTTAAAAAAGAAAGGTAGCCTGCTATTAATAGGTACAACCTTGTCGGTAAACATCTTCTTAGCATCCGAACCTGTTTTAGATAATATACCAACCCTAGCATCCTTTGCTAGTGTTCCTGTATTAACACACTCGGATGATGACATAAATGAAAACCCTGAACGCCTAATCTTAAGGTATGTCATACCGAAACTTCTTTTGTCAGCCTTACAAGCCTCCCAAAATATATATAGTATACGATTTGCTTCACGATAGTCAGGATACCCAACATCAATAGATGTCCATTGCAGATACATATAATGTGCTCCTGTCATATATGTAGGCACGCCATTGTTCATAAACCAATGCCCGTACTCTCGTGAATCAAATTCAGATTCAATATAATCAACCCATCTATCTTTAAACTCAGATGGTTTTTCGTTCCATTGGAATATAGATTGAATCTTCTGTAAGTCTTTTGGTAACTCTTCCCTCTCCCAATACTGCTCATCTTTCTTACCACTTCTTTTGTACACCTTATTGGGTACTAGCGGTAATGCTATAGGTAATCCCTGTATAGATACTATTTCACCTATCTCGCCGGTCTTAGATATGATAACCATATCATACTTCTCATCATACCCATACTTCCACGTTTTTGCCTTGTTCTTATTTTTTAAGACACTCTTTGGAACGTAATCCTCTAGTATGACGTATAAGTTATTTTGACCTTCTTTCTGCAAATCCTTGTTTTGTATCTATCTTACTTTTACCTTTCTCAGCAGACTCTAATGCCTCTCTCTCAAGCTCTATCCTATTCAATATCTCAAACGCATCAAATATTGCTAACTTCTTAGTAGCTGCTGCATTCTTTAATTTATCGGCAGCAAGGTCATCTTCCGGGTCGTGCTTTATTATATCTTCTTTGGCAACCTTTATTAACTGCTCAACAGCCCTGTGACCTGCCTGAATTATTTTTTTCTTTGTTTCCTTTACGTTCATAGGCTCATTGTTATTTGATGGTCGTATACTCTATATAGCTTTTCATCATCAACCGTAAACTCATACTCGCTATCAGGAGTAAAACTAATCCTATCCCCGGGTTTTAGTCCCATAGATGTAAGATACTCATTAGGGTATCTCATTATACCTACTAATGGTTCTTCTACGCTATTCTTATATATAACAGAATCTTCTTTTTTAATAGGCTCTACAAAACAATATCTATCGTGTGCGTTCCAACCCTTATCATTCTTATACATAAAGAACTGTTCGTTGTCTACAAAGAATAGGTCATCCTTAAAAAAGCTCCTTCCGCTTTTTTGCCTACCTTTCATATCATTATAAAACTTAAATACGTTGTGATGTACGAGTAAGGTATCTCCTACCTTGACTCCTCCTGTGTAGCCGATTGGAAGCTCGACAACCTCAGCATATCTGTTTGAAAACATATGGTCTTCTTCAGATGTACTAACGACAAGCTCTAGCCCTGCTATCTCTTTTGTGTTGTCGTATCGTCTTCCTTTTAATGGCTTTACTATAAAGTAAAACGGTGATTTCATTAAAAGTTTATGTTGTATTCAATAGATACGGGTACGGTTTCATTAAACTCTTTCCAAACAAATACTTCTTGCCCGGACTGTATCCATATCTCTATTGATTTTTTTTCTTTATTAAATTTAATTAAATGTATTGTATGACTATTATTCAGGACAGACTGACCTGTTATATAGTGCATAGCACCCGACTTATAGTCAGGTCCAATAGATATCTTTCTAATAATCCCCATTAATAAACAACGCACACAACGCTAGAGCTTGTTCCGTCTCCTGCGTTTCTGTACATTCTACCTGTCGCTAGTCCTGCTGATTTAGCAGCAGCATTAGTTGCGTGTATAGGAAGGGTTACTGTTGATTGAGCTAATAATGCAAGTATAGAATCTACTGTGTAGTTTTTAGTTTTATTTGCATCTTGTTCGTCAGAACCTATCAATATGTCTGTTAGGTTAACTTGACCTGATATTGGGTATGTACTAATTATCGCCATTTGTTACTTTTCCTGTTTGCACGTTGATGACAGCATCATCTCCGTATTTTTCTAATAATTTTTTCTCTTCTTTAATGTAAGCAGCTTTCATTGACTCTATTTCTTTTAACAAAGCATCCTGTGCAATAAAAGTGTCAGCTATTCTGATTTTAACATTATTATAGTCTGTTACTAATCCTTGCAATAGCTCTAGCTCCTCTTTACTTAATTCTTTCATTTGATTATATTTTTTACAAATATAAAACTTTTTTATCTTTGCAGTATGAAGAGCCCACAAGTAATTATTTTTATAGCTTTATATTCGTTTATAGCTACAGTTATTATAACTAATCTATTGTTTGTTAAAAAAACAGAGAACAAGATTATATCACCTAAACACAATATTATATCTACCGATACGGTATATATGTCTATAGATAGCTTGGACTCTAAAAGAGATACAGTAAAATTATATTATGAAACAAAAGTTAGCAATTACAATATACTTCCTTCTTCTGAACGTATCGAGTTATTCGCAAGTCGTATTAACAGATAATAACGGAGACACATTAGTTGCCATCACTCTTGAGCAGATGGACAATATATACGTTGAGCTTATCCAAAAGGATAGCTTAATGGAACAGGCTATTATAAGCTCTTCTAAGGAACTTAAACTATATGAGCTAGTAACTATTGCCGAGAATAATCTAAAGTCTTGCGAGAAGGTCTTAAAAGACGTAGGAGATAGTAATATCTATTTATTGTCCGAGAACAAGAAAAAAGATAGTAAACTTAAAAGGACTAGAAAGGTTGCCATATACACTACTATTTTTGCTATACTTAGTATCCTTCTTTAGATACATCAAAACTTGGGCAAGCCTTTGAAGAGTATTCATTATGACCGTGAACGGTGCTGCCCGGATATCTTTTCTTTAGTTCATCTATAAGCCATATAAGGGCTTCTTTCTGTGCGTGTGTTCTTGTGTCTTTTGGATTCTTGTAAGCCTTATCCATACCTCCTGCATATGCAACTCCAATACTATGTTTATTCTCACCTCTAACGTGAGCACCTACCTTTGATTCGGGTCTACCTACCTCAACCGTTCCGTTCAATGTTATAAGGTAGTGGTATCCGACATCTGAGAAGTTTCTAGCTAGATGCCAAGTTCTTACCTCTCCTACTGTCACGTCTCTACCTTCAGGGGTAGCTGTGCAATGCACAATGATTCTTTCTATTTTTCTCATTTGATTTCCTTCTTAATATCTTTGATTTGTGTAATGGATTCTTTAAACTTATCTATAAACGAGTAGCCTTTTAAAACTACCCAAGATTCATCCATTGACTTTACCTCATTTAAAATGAGGACCAAAGATACTATTTTAGTTGAAAAGAAATCAAAATCTAAAATACTTTTTATTAATTCGTTTAGTATTAACGTATCTAAAAGAAATACTAAGATAACAACGCCTAAGTATCCTATAGTCTTAGGAACATATCCCTTTCTAAAATCTTTACTAGTTACAGGCTTATTTTCTTTCTTAGCTCTAGCTATTCCAAAAGCTGTATCTAAAATTGTAGATAGACCTACTACAAGTAGCAATCCACCAACCGGGGCAAAAAATAAATATAAACTTTTCAATATGCTACTTAGCGTTATCTTCATCGTTATTCTTCTTCAGGTGTTTCACAATACTCAGGATACTGAGTACAGTATGTTTCAACCCATAAATTATTATCTCCTGCGAATGTATGCACAACATCATCAGGCTTAGGATATACAGCTTCACTTGAAAATTTATCAGAGTCTTCGTTCCATAGTATATCTACACTCCATAGTGTACTTAGGTTCTCGCATTTTCCTTCAAAATCATATGCATAACATATGTGCCCTATCTCTGCTACGGCATTTACATCAGACGTATACGAAACATTACCTTCTGAATCAGTAGTTGTAATGCTTTTCTTAGCTGTCTGCCAAGCTGCTTCATCTGTAAATTCGTATTTTTTAAAAATCATAATGTTGTTAATGTTGCTAATTCTGTGTCTGACAAAATCTCTTTAAATAATATTAATGATTTTATGCTTTGTTTTTTACCCGCTAAATTATTGTCTTGAAAGTCTATTGTATCAAAACCGCTTGGAATGCTTCCACTCGTGTATGCTTTTACTAAAGACCCATTTAAATATATTTTAAAATTGTTTGCTTGGTAAGTAATTGCAATTTTATTTGTGTCTAAAAATGTGACAAGTGTTGAGTTGTTAATCTCTATTACACCACCTACTTGAACAATAAATGCTATGTATGATGCGTTTCTATAAGCAAGAATTCTATTATTTGTAGAGTTACCTAAATTTATTTCAAGAATTGTAAAAGCACTATCCTCTGTTAAATTAAATTCAGAATACAAAGTACCCTCTGTTTGACCTATTAATGCAGATGCACTTGTTAATATGCCACTATCGGCGGTGCGAGTTGCGGTTGCTCCGCTTGTTGGTATGTAGGATGTTGCGTAGGTTGCTAATCCTTCTATTTGAAAACCATAAACTGAAATATCAGCACCGCTAACACCCGCAATCCCCATAGCACCCGCATTTAATGTGGGGAAAGTATATGAAAACCTTTTCCATTCACTTGTAACTGCCCAAGCACTATTTACTACACCACTACCATTTGTAAAAAAACCAACATTTTCAGTTCCACTATTATTTCTTTTTGCATAACAAGAAATAGTATATGACGCTAGTGATTGAGTTTTATTAGCACAAAAACCATTAGCAGTAAATTGTAATCTTGTAGCATTTTGTGTACCATCAGGAGATGTTATATAATCTGCTGTTCTTGTTATATTGCTATTAGATGACCAAGTAGAAAACCCATTACTCTTTTCTTCTAAATTCGTTGACTGTCCTTCAAGTAATAAACTCGCACAAGTTGCACCTCCGCTATAATCCAAGCGAGGAACATCGTTTTCTATATACTCAATTACCGATATGCTATTAAATACAGAGCCACTACCCGAAGAATAACCATTGTTAAAACCTACAAAAGTATTGCTCGTTCCACCAACTGCCTCAATCGTTTGAACGCCTACCGATAATGTGTATTGATTTCCACCAAAATATAATTTCGTTGCTCCATCTAAACTTGCAACATCAACAACGACCTTGTAATATTTATTCGCAGTAACTACACCACTTTGATAAGCAAGACCACCACTTGTTTTAGTTAGTTGTCCGCCCGATATACTTGCAGAGCCACTCCAACTACCACCACTTGAGAAATCCCCATTAGTCACTTCTTCCGTTGTGCCTATAACTTTTGCAACCTCAACTAACCCCGCACTATTTACCCTCGTTCCGCTTGATGAACGTGAGAAAGTGAAGTCGCCTATGTTTGTAATTTCTTTTACTGATACGTTGTCGATTGAGCCAACAAAAGCATAACTTGCTCTGATATATAGATTATCTGATGTTGGTGTAATTTGCTCTGTGAAAGTACCATTACCACTATTTTCGTTATAGTCGTTTCCATTAGCTGAAGCACCTACTCCACCACTACCGCCATAATTACTGACAGTAAATACAACTTGTATTTTCTTTCCACTTATACCGCTAATTACTTGTGAGATATTAGATGTTGCGTTTGCAGTTCTGTTTGCAGTACCTCCGCTTATTGTCCAATTAGCACCTTTATTCCAATCTGAATCAGTTGCAAAATCTCCATTTGTAACCAACTCACTACCATAC